TTTACCAAAGCATTGCTCTACCCCTGAGCTACGGCAGCACGAAGGCGAAAACTCAATCGAATCAAGCCAGTAGACTGAACTGAACCGAGAATTACAAGTGTAGCGGCAAACGACCCCTAACCCATTGTTATCATTGGTAGAGTATCTCCATTACCAAGGGGCATACTTCCAACTATATCAATCACTTACCCCACATCGACACCGCAACAAATCCCGTGGAACTCAGGGTTTAACGGCTCTGCGGTTACGGCTGTAACAGCTTAAGGCCAGGCTTGTTCGTTGTGTAACGAAAAGTTTGGCCTTGATTTTATTAGCGATTTCACCGAAAGTTTGGCGACAAATAGCATGGAACCGTGAGGGGTCTAACAGGATAACCGTGCTATAATTTGTGCGAAAACCAGATGATGCGACCGATTACCTTCACCGTGTGCGGCTCTACGTTTAAGTAATCACCATAGGATTTATTATCGCATCGGATGTTCACCCTCCCGTCTATCGGATTAACAGACAGACGGCGCGGTTGGGCAGTGTTTCCAATTCTGATGCAGTATATGCCGGATGAAAAAATATCAGCATTAGAGGTGTCCACTAGGCAGTGGTCGCCTTCGCATAGCGTGGGAACCATTGCATCACCTTTGACCCATAGCATGGCAAGGTCTGTGGCGGGGGTTTTGGTAAGGCTTTCCAGTGTGGTAGGGTCAAATGGATTTGCCCTTGCTCCCTCTATGCCTCTAATCATGACAATATCACCTTTTTGCTTTGATGGTTTTCCCTTTACGTCTGCCAGTAGGTCAGCCGGGGACACGTCGAGGATACGCGCTAAATTATTTAGTACGTCTACGGATACTCGGGAGGGGTGAGTTTCCCATCTGCTGATTGTAGCCGCTGTTGTGGGTACACGCCCTGCAAGTTGCTCCTGGGTTAAGCCGCGCAATTGACGGATTTCACGTATCTTAGTACTTGCCGGAACATGCATCGCGTTCGCTTTTAGCTTATTTCGCCCCATTCGGATGCCATACAGCATTTTCGGACAAATGTCATGACGACCAGGTTTTTTGCAACGCAATGTATCATCGGTACATATTAGCCTGTGTACCTTTACAACAAGGTTGTACGTGATAAAGTTTGTACCATGTCGGGTAGTCCGACCATTTTTCGTGACCCAGACCAAGCCATTGAGGCATTTAAAGCGCACGGCCAGAGTGGTATTAGGATAATGAGCCTAACCTCATTTAGATGGGATGTTGCGATACGGAATTACGGCATGGTTTCTGCGTTCTCCACCAGATTAACACCGACAATTTTTGATGTGGGTGGCCTGCATGATACAACGCTGTTTTCTATTGTCGCTGAAGGTTCGCCGCCTGTATTCCGCAATGGCGTTGAGACTACGGAACATGATATTATTATCTATGGCTTTAACGCCGACCTGTGTTGTCGCGTGAACTATCCCAGAACGCGATTGTTGGCCGTAGCAATACCAAACAAGGAAATCAGCCGTTTATTTGACGAGCCATTGCCAATCAGTCAAAAAATAAGGCCGTCAGCTGCTTCGCTAAGGAAATTACGGCACACTCACCGGGCGGCAATTGCCGGAAATGGTTCTCAAAGTGGCTTGGTCTATGCCACTATTAACTGCCTTGAAACAGCCGAAAATGTGGTGAAATTCAGAGACAGCAATAGGGCGCGCACGGTATTTCGGTTTCAGGGATTGCTGGAAAATAACCACTGCTGGCCGCGCTTTCTGGATGATATATGCGCGGAACTGGGTGTGCATGAACGCACATTGCGAAGGGCTTGCACTGATTATTTAGGCATTAACCCCCATGAATATATTACTTGCTTCCGGCTGAATATGGTTAGGCAAGTACTAAAACGCGCCGGATTTGCAACAAGAGTGTCTGATATTGCCGCAGAGTATGGGTTTAATGACCACGGACGTTTTGCCAGATTATACCGACAGTGTTTTGGCGAGCTGCCATCTGATACGTTGCGCAGCTATGCGGCTTCTAGCGCGGCTACTGCCCGGCGTAAGTAATCTGGGTGGTATTTGGCATAAACTTTTTCACAGATTGCCACGCTATTACCAAGCACGCGGGCAATCTCTTCCATAGGGATTCCCGCTGCGGCCATCCATGTTGCCCCTGTATGCCGTAATACATGCGGTGTGACATCTGATAGCCCTGCCCTTTGACAGGCCGCCTTAAACCCGTTTTTGATGCTTAAAACGCGACATGAGCCGTATTCGATAACGTATGGAGTGGTGGCTAATTTCCGGGCTTCATCCAGTGCAGCTGTTAGCGTGGCGTTTATAGGCACATCGCCACGCCGCTTGTTGCCTGTCCCTGCCCCAAAGCTAATGAACCCATCCCGGATATTTATCCATCGCAGCCCCAGAATTGCGCTGGAGCGTTTTGTTGTATGGAGGGCTAGCAGGACAAAAAGCCGCAGATGAGAAAAGGTACAGGCATCAACCAGCCGCGCAGCCTCATCCCGCGTTAGCCATCGGTCACGCGGTGGACTTGCTTTCACCGGCATACGGAATACCGGGGCAGCATCTATCCATTGTGGGTCTTGCCTGGTCGCCCACTTCAAGGCTGATCGCAGGATTTGGACATCGCGGGCGATTGTTCCCGGTTTTTTGCCAAGAGCAAGGCGGGCCGCCGCATATCTGCGTAGTTGTGCATCCGATAGTTGGCGCGGGTATAGATTTCCGATTTCGCTTATGACGGCCTCCGCGCTGTACCGAAGACTATCAGGTGCTGAGACGTTCGGCGTATGGTCGGCCAGGTAGCCTTGCATAATGGCTGCGACAGTTACGTTTTTCGGTTTTTCCGGAGCGTCCAGCGCGGCAAGGTAGCGGTCGAATACGGCGCGGGCTTCAGCAGCATCCCTTGTGCCTGTTGTTTTTCTGGTGCGCCTGCCGTTCGTGTCGCGGTAGACGATATAGAAAATGCCGCTGCTGGAATGTTGCCACAGCAATGGCGCGGCGGGATTTCGCGGCTTTGATTGGGGGCCTGATTCTAATGGTTTGAGAGTTGATAAATATTCGGTTAACCGTGCTTTAGCGGTTTCCAGGTCTGACGAGCCAACTGCTCGACGTCCAGATTTTGCCTTGATGTACCAACGACCGTTGGGGTGTTTCCAAAGGTGCGGGTTTCCTGGGTATTGTCGTTTGCTGCCGCTTGGCATTGCCGCGTCTCGTATTCCTGTATGTCTTCATCTCGTATGCGAACTACCCGGCCAATGCGGACGCATGACAGCTGCCGCCTGTCCAGCAGGTTGTAGACCGTATTTGGCGATACGCCCCAAAGGGCTGCCACTTGCTTTACGGTATACCGCATAGTTTCACCGTTTACCAATCAAGTAAGCCTTATACCATATAGGCATGTTTGGTGCAAGCTGAAGTTTTGGCTTGCAATCCAGCAATATCATTATGACGCATTGTTTGGCGGCGGAATTTCAAGGTGGAGAATAGCCATTAATGTACAGTAGAAAAAGCCCCTATCTAATGGGGCTTTTCTAAAGCAAAATTTCAAATAATTTCTAAATATTACTTGACATAATCACGATATAGTGATATTATATATACATAAAACAAACAGAAAGGAGGTGCGCACGATGTGGGAAGCAATATGGGAAGCAATAAGAGAAGTAGCCTACTTCATAGCAGCAATTACCGCCACGGTAGCCAGCCTGCTAGTGATAAAAGACTACTTCAAGAAAGGTAAGTAGAGCAAGGGGCGCAAGCCCCTCTCTATTTATACCCCTGCAATAATACCACATCGTGAAGGCCATGAGAAGATACCTAAGTGATATTGCATTTGCAACCCTAGCAATTACGTATTTGTTCGATGTGAATTTTCAGAACCTTACGCTATTTAACTATGTAGCATTTGCATTGAGTGCAGTATGGTTATTGGTTACAATAGTAAAATTTGTTATTAAAAAGGGTGATTAGAATGTTAACAAGCGAACCGGAGTACTTGAGTGTAAGTCAATATGGAGAGAAATACGGTATAGATTCCGGTTATATTCGAAAACTGATTTCACAGGGGCGCATCTTGGCAAAAAAAATCGGAAAGCAATGGGCTATCCCGGCAGACACGCCAAAGCCGGAGGATAAGCGCGTAAAAAGCGGAAAATACCGGAACTGGAGGAAATAACAATTTCAGAACAGCCCCATTCTAAACGGATGGGGCTTTGATTATCCCATTATATACCCATTCACGTTGCCCAGCGTGTTTATTGGCGGGTTAAATTTCGGCTGCACGAGATATCCACCAACTCCTATTGCATCAACGATTGCACCATGGGATGCGTACACATCGTCATTTTGATTGGCGTATATGCCTGATTGTTTTGCATCCACGTAGGCGGTTCTCTCTGCGATTAGTCCGTATAGGTTGTGAGATAGCACGCAAAAGTTGATGATTACATTTGCACCGAAGTTGATAAACCCAGCGTTTTGATTGCCTACCGCTACAAGATAATTGACCATACATCCTTGGGCTATTCCGCTGGCGATTACGCCGTGGTCGCCGTTTTGGCATACGACAAGTATACCCTCATGCACTGCCACGCCCGCGCCCTCGGTAATAATCAGACCGTGTTTCACATTTTGGCAGAATACGCCACGGTATAGGTCTGCAAAAGTGCCGTTTCCGCTGATAGAGCAGCCAAAATCACCAAAGCCCATGGCTACAGTCCAGCCACGCAGATAAATGCGGCTACCAACACCGGCTTCAATACCGTTATGGCCATATACTTTTTCACTGGGCCTTTGGCTGCCATCCCCGATGAAGGCTATGTGGGCCAGCTCGCCAAGTGCGCTGCCATGAGCAACATGTATGCCGCCGCAATCACTACATATTATAATGGTGGATAGCTTGCACAGACTGCCAGAGGTTATAGTAACCTGGTCAAGCCCTGGCACCGGGTGGCGCAATTGGTCTATGACGGTGATAGTATCGCCCGACATGGCCGTTACTAAGTAGCTGCCGTATATAGCATGGTAATGACCAGTGCCGTCCACGTTTTCGATTAAAACAACATCCCCAACGGCTAACCCCGCAGCGTCGTCTAGCGTGAAGCTGATGTTGTTGGCAGTGCGGCTATAGCCTGTTATTTCGTATTGCACCGGCTCTTGCCCATGTATTGATATTCGGTCGCCTTGCACATGGTCAACATATATGACTTTATCTTGTGCATATACGCCTTCGACAAGGATTTTGACGCGGATATCCGCCGGGATGAAGGTATTGTTTAAACTATCAAGCGCGGCCTGGATTGTTGGAAAATCTGCGGGGACGTTGATGGTGGCATCTTCTGTCAAGATATCAAAGTATATGGCCTGCTTGACTGATTTATTATGCACTCATCTCAGCATCCTCTCTTGTCCTTACCTCTTTAATCCATACCCTGATTCCGGCAGGCACTGGATAGTCAAGGACAACCGAATTACCGGCTACAGTAAAGTCTAGGGTTTCAGCGCCTTCTAAAATTACTGATAAAGCGCCCCTTGGGCTTGTGTGTATTAAGGGAAATGTTGTTTGCATTTCCGTAGAAGTGAATTGGTCTATAATATTCTCTAGTGCCATAGGCACGATAAGGTCAATTTGAAGAATCACCTGGGACGCGTTAGCGATTTTTACCAGGATTTTTTTAATATTGCGTGTAAAGCGGAATGTACTGGCTGGAGCTACGTGGTCAGCGTATTCACCTGCGTTTTCGTAGGCATACATGACCTCGCCAAGTTCTGGGTGTTCGGCAAATACGCCAAACTCACGGAAGACGAACCCAGCAGGCTCTGTTTGGCTTGTGTAGTCAAAGGTGATTTGGGCTATGTCCTCACCCACTACTTTGTAATAGATTTCTGCTATTTCAAATAGCGGGTTAATGACATCCGTAAGTTCCTCCCAATCGCTTACAAGTTCGCCATCCCCCACGACAATCCGGGTTATGGTTATTGGCAAATTTTCTGTTATAGCGCGGGCATATAGGTTTCTTCCGGCAGTGGTTAATCTGACTCCACCAGTGTTTAACAAGCCTTGCACCTCCGTTCTGTACTTTTTAAAGGGCGGTTAGGAGCTTTTCATAGCTGCTAATAATCTGCTGACTATTCTGTCTTCCATGTCTTTTTGCGGGTCGGGCGGGAGGAATCTCCCGTCCGCGTATGTTGAGCCGATTTCGACAGGCACATTAGATTTGATGGCGTTTGGTAAGTTCCTTGGTTTCGGCCTGTTGCTGGGATGGTTGGCAACTCCTATAGCACGGCCATTTTCGTCAAGCGTTACATAATAAACCGGGGCTATGAACTCGCCATTTATATAAAATTGGTTCAACAGGGATGTATCGTATTCTGGGATTACTATAGAATTAGGGTCGGCTATCGGGCCGGATAAATCCTTCACGCCCACAACAACGCCATCACGGATATCAACATAACAATGCCGCTTTTCCTCCTGTTTAGGCGTTATTAATATGAGCAATTCATCAACAGACTTTTTTAGCTGTTCGTTTTCGTCCAGGATTGCTAAAAGTTCTTTGTTTGAAAGCTTTGATATATCTGTAGGCATAATTTTTCCTTTCTATTGCCCCACTGGTTCGCTAAGGACTAGCGTTAGTGTGCAGCGGGGATGGAACGTTGTTCCAGCTCATTCAAACAGTATCGAAGTACCTATAAACACAGTTGCCCCATCAAGGACATTTGTTTTGCTCAATTCGAGTTTTACTGTTTATAGAAGTGCGCCATCCATCGCACTAGCCGATTACAACCGCTTATTGGTTTTTTATGGTAGTGCAGAAATGACCGGAATTAACTCTCCTGCATTCTCCTGGGAAGTAATAACATTCCTATAAAAACGATAATACCTCCCAGCTGTGAGTTCGAGAGCTCGCGCCAACTGCTGTTTCACTACGAACATCAATCGCGTTAGCTGTAAGACCATCTACATATAGGTTCGTACTTATCATTGATACCGATGACCTTGTTGGATTAACTGTGTTAATCGGAATGGTAGCATACGTATCTCCACCCTGTGTACCAAACACCCCCCGCTGCACACTAACGCTAGTCCTTAGCGAACCAGTGGGGCCTAGGTTGTCAAGCAGGGCAGCGCGTGCATCCGTCCACACCGCATTGCTTAAAGCGGTATTTGCCGGGGCGCGGCTGCTTATTGTAGTATCTAAACGGTCAAGGTTAGCCGCCCTGGCCGCTGTCAGCCTTAGCAGCAGTTCCCCAAGCCTGGCATTTGCGCCGCCTGCCGCGTTTGCCGGGGCGTTCATGGGGCCTACACGGTTATCGTTTAGTTCCCGCAGCCTTTGCATTAAGCTGCCTAGGACTACTGCCCCTTGGTCTGTTGTGCCTATCCTCGCCAGGATTTCAGCTAAATCGGCTTCGATTCCGGCGAGGTCTCCTGCTGCTAAAGCCCCTATATCCTGGGGCGTTATATTTACGTTTCCGGCTACATCTGGAAGTATGTAGTTTACGCTGCGTACAAAGCCAGATAGGTCTGGGTTTGCGTCAATGACTATGCTTGCCGCTGCTGATACGACAACATTTAAGGTGAAACGGAGGTTTATCGCCATAGATGCCCCTGAAGGGGCTACGAAAATAAAATAGTCCAGGCCGCTTGTGCTGGAGTCGGGGGTTACGGTGCTTACGGCGTACAGGACTTGCTGGCTACTATCATCCGGGTCTGCACAATATAGCCCGGCAGCACGTAAGAAATAGCCTGTTGTAAGTCCGGTGCCGCAGAGCGTTGTCCATATTGAGGCTTTGGGTTCTTCGTCTGATGCACTGTAGCCTTCTACTGGCCGGGCTTGCCTTGTACTCGGTATTTCGGTTAGCTGCGTTAAGTCCCCGGTGAGCAGTTCGTCCCCAAAGACTATGGTTGTAAATTTGATTTCTCCGCCTGCTTGCGTAGCAGCCAGTATCTGTAATCCCTTAGCGGTTAATGTCGTCTCTTGAAATTGAGCCACTAATGTACCTCCTTAATCAGGCAATTCCCCAGCTTCTACGGTTACGTAGCCAATAAATTCCGGTAATATGCCTATGCGAAACCCTGTGGCCGCGTTGACTGGCAGCGCATCCGGGGCGGGTACGTAAGCATACCCGGAGAAATCCGGCAGCACCCCGGCATATACGTCCGCTATAATCGGCCTGTCGTTGGTATCTAACTGGTCTCCAAGTGTTACATAAATCGTGGATTCTTCGATTACCCCCATTGCTGCGTACCAATTGGCATTGGAACGATTGACGATATCTATATAATCAATCCATGACCGGGTATTTTTTACGGTGAAAATTGCTATTATCAGATTGTTAAGAACGTCCGCTGTGAAGTTTGTAATTTCCGTGGATATACGGAAGCGGTATGGCATTCCGCCATACTCGAACCATTCATCTATGACGGCATCTTCAAAAACTGCTGTTACAATCTCTTCTACAACTCCCGGTGTGCCTTTTTTCATATGCCACGGCAAGGAATTGGCGGTTAGTTCACGCCTTATGTCAAAGGGCAATGCCGGGTCATAGAAATCGACATGGAATTGCCACGCAAGCAAATCCACCAGAAGAGAGCCGTCCAGCACTGCATCATTCGGGTCAATTTTATCATGCCGCAAATTGTGCATGATGGCCGCATTTGGAATAAATGCCGTTGTTTTCTGTAATGCCGCGTCAATGGTGGCGCACATGGCTTGTATATCGGGGTCTTGCACCATCAACCTGGACATTCCAGCCATGATTTCCGTTAGGCTGATTGTTTGCAGGTTTGTCATACGATAAGCCCCCTGCTATCAGCCTCTAAACCTCCATATATGTGTTCTATGCTCATTACATGCGGTACTTCGCCGCGCTCTAAGGGCGTAAAAACAGGGCTGCGTATTTCCAAACGCCGCGCCCCTGCGGATATGCAGCGCTTTGTCAGTTCATCCGGAATGATTGCGCGGCCTATTTTGCCATTTTGCCATGCCAGGTAGTCCGGTACGGCTTCATTAGCGATTCTCTGCTGTATCTGTACGGCCTCTGTTGCCCTTGAACGGTCAATGAAGTAGGTAAAATCAAGGTCGTACTCGACCGCCACCGGAGCTTTAACATGCAGGAAATCCGTTAAAGGGCGTATATTTCGCGCATTACACATTTCATATACCGCATCAAGAATGTCTTGAGTGGGTAGCTGGCCGCCTTCCATCAATGGGACTACGTTTACGTTGCCTGGGCCGGTGCCGATTGTGCGGCATAGATGCATGAAGCGCTCATACCACTGTACCGGGTCGCCTGTTGTTACACCCATTTCTGTCATTAGCTGTTCCCAGACATCCATATCTAGGTCTGGCATCCAGACGGCTACGTCAATGATGCCGGGGTTAGTTGTCTTTGCCCAAAATTCGTATGCGCCATCGGGGCCAGCCGTTGAGAAACTTTCGGGGACTTCCCGAAGCCTCATGCGGTAGGCTTCCAGGCTTTCCAAATTAGCCCCGCCGGCGCTTTCGGTTGTGTTTATTGCGCTATCAACAAAAGGGGTCCTATCCATAATTTGCAAAACCTGGCCGGGAACCATGCCATTTGCTTGCGGGCCAGCTTCCAGGCTTTGCGCCACGACACTTCTAGTCATTTCCCCGGCAGGGATATCTAAATTTGTGATGGTTGAGAATGTCAAATCACCGGCTACTACTCTTGTCCCAGCGGGGATTGTCGTTGTTTGGCTTCGCTGAGTTGAAAGGGTAAATTCTATGGTGGTAATAGCAAAAGAAGGCTGCAACCTGTCGCCACGCGGGCCGTACAGCCAGCCTAAATCCTGTATAGTGGCCTCGCCTGCGAAGCGTAGGAGGTTTCCCTTGCCTGTTTGGTCGATTAGCACGTTTTGATGGATTATTAGGAGGGCAATGGCTTGCAGGAATAGCCGCCTGGGGTCGCCATCGTACAGGGTGACGGCATTTCCGGCCATGCGGGAAGCAGCTTCAAAACCTGTGATTATGGCCGCTTCAATTTCCCTCGCATCCGTGTTTGCAAACTGAACATCGGGCAAAACTGCCAAGGCCAACCCACCCCCTTAATTAGCTATACTTAAGAAGTTTTGTAAGACTTCTGTAGATACTCGGCCAAATAGGTTTCTTACGACATTGCCATCATCATCTACAATTGCCAGAGCAGGGACTGACTTTATATGATAAGCGTCTGCAATCTCAATATTATCTTCTACATCTACGACCTCGACATTTGGGCATAATGATTGCACTATTGGTTTGAATGCTTCACATGGTTTGCACCATTTTGCGCTAAAATATAGTATTTTCATTAAAATCCTCCGATTGTAAAAACCATCCTACTATAGTACAACTTCTACAGACACCGCTGGACTCATGCGGCCATCCATGCTGTCTGTGTTGTCCTGTATGAACCGGATGGGGCCAACAATACGCGCTCTTGGCTCATGGTCGCGTATTGCGCGGAATATCTCTGCGGATAGCCGTGCCTGGGCTACAGGCATGGGCAAATCAAGCAGTGTCAAATCAATAAACCAGCTTCTCCGTAAGGGAACGCTGCCTATAGGAGTGGTTAGTATCATTGCCACATTTTGCAAAACTTCATCTACCCCGGTGGCTCCGAAGTTTATGCCGCGCCTTGAAGCTGTGACATCATAAATCATGACCTCGCCTGCCTAACTATGGGATATTCCCTGATGGTCAAATGTATTTGCGCTACGTGAATTAGGCCCATTGCATCAACATGGTTCAAAGTTGTCTCGCATTGCTCTATGTACCAATCATGGTTAGTTATTGGCCTATTCCCCAACATAAGAGGGGCATGGCTACCGTCACTGACCATAGCCTCTATCTTCTCTTTTTCTTCCCTGGGATTTATGCCTAGTTGAGCATTAAGGTGTATGTCAAATTCAATTATGCCTTGCTCTTGGCCTAAAAATTCTGGCTTAACCGGCGCACCGATGGGCTGATGAACCTCCCATCGGCCTGCTGTGCGCTGAACCAGCTCGTCAAATGTTCTGACTGTTTGGTCTGATACCTCAAAAACTATATCGCCAAGTGTCCCTATCTGCATATGCCTCCACCTTTTGTCATTTTGTGGATTCGCGCTTCTTTGCGCGGTATTCAGCTTGTTCTATGCGTTTTCGTGCTTTGTGCGCTTCATATTCCTCTTGAGTCCATGTCGCTCTCTTTGCAGCAGTGCGTTCAGCTTCACGCTTATTTATAGCATCACGATTTTTAGCACGGTATTTAGCCTGCGCTGCCCGTCTACGTTCTTTGTGCGCCTCATGTTCTTCCGGAGTCCGCACAGTCCTACATGCAGCTATCTTCGCTTTATTTTTGTGGTAGTAAGCACGACTCCTTGAGTTTATAAGTTCTTTATTGTTCTCGCGGAATTCGGCTCTTTGTTGGGCTATCCTATCAGTATTATTTTTCCACCACTCAGCCCTAGCCGCTGGCAACCACTCCTTATTTTTATCCCGATATTTAGCAGCCTGCTTGAGTACATTTTCACGGTTGGCACGGTAAAATACTTTCCTATAATTTTTATCATCACGTGTAACACCATATTTTCCTGTACCAGTCCTATGAAGTCGTTGATGTTCGTCCTGGTACATAGGTGTTACCGAATCCCATTTTTCGTATTCTTCGTCCCACATTATTTCATGGTGTAGTACAATCCTTACACCTGGACGGGTAAGTCTCATTTCAGCAATAGTTATCGCCCAACGCTTTCTCGCACGTGTCCGGTTTCGGTGATAAAGCTTACTAAAATCTTTATCGGATTCTAATAACTTCCTACATTCGAGTCTTGTTATACAAAATCACCCTCCTATAAATACATCAGGGCTTCCGGTGGCCTCGGGATTATCACCGTGCATTATTGGCGGCGGCGGTTCACCGGCAGTGTAATCACCTATCCGGGCAATACCAAGCCCATTGGCAAAAACGGTAGAGCTGCAATCGTTTTGTACGCCGCCATGCGATTGGCTATCGCTTTGCCTATGTGCGCCCATCCCATTTATAAAAACGTCACTGCTTCCGCCTGTATCTTCGCTTCCGCATGAATGTATATCTCCAACCCTGCAAGCAGCAGGCATATAACCACCTCGTTCTATGGGTTAAGGTCAATCCTTGCCGCCTTCAAAGTCATATCCCCGCCTGCGATAAGCTCCATATCGCCGCCAGTCTCGATGCGGGTATCGCCAGCCACGTTTACAGATGCATCACCTTTCACGTTTATTGTGACATTACCTTCAACGGTTACATTTTTATCTGCTTCTGTGGTTATATTAATATCGTCCTTAGTCCAAAGAGAAACCTTTCCGGTCTGACCTTCCATATCAAGTGTAATAGTATCATCTTCCCGGTCGGACATACTTAGGGCAACCGTGGCCTCCTTGGCATCAACTTCTATTTTTAGGGTATAATTTGCATCATCATAATCAGCTTTGCATTCAAGGTTTATATAATATTCGGAGTAAATTCGTGCTGTGTTGGTATTCAGGTCATATTCGATAATAGTACCGTCTTTATAGTGCGTCCTGTATAAATGCCTTTTTCCAATAAGATTTTCTGGCTCTCTGTAGTAGAAGAGATTGCTATTTTGCCCATTTAAGGCCGTGTTGTAACTGCCTAAGACAAATCCTTCTTGATACCCATTTGGAAGGAATGCGCATAGAACATGTTCTCCAACTTCCGGCATCGTGAAATTTTTGCAGTCTACGGTACGGTGATAAAGCATTTGAAGGTCATATGATACCAACGGAGTACCATCATCCTGCATATCGTCAAAGGCTACACGGACAGTACTATTGATTGGATTGATGCTAGATACCTGCCCAATACGGATTATATCTTCTGTCCTAGCCATTTTTCAATATCCCTCCAATGTACGCCGCCCTTTAACCGCTGTTATGTATCCGCCATCCCCACTCAGCCTATGCTCTACTTTTTCAGCTATATACTTTCCATCAAAGACGCCAAAGCTTTCTATAATAAATGTTGAACCAGCAGCGATCTCGATAGTGCCTACAAGCGCGAGGTCACAGACCCATTCTCTTTTATTCTGCTCACGCAGGGCAGTGCGGGCTTTTTGTTGCGCTGTTCCCCTAGCGTCCCAGCGGATATCGTTAAAATCATCTACAACTCGGCTCAATCACGCCACCGCCTATTCGGATAATTCCCTGTGCAAATCGCCACGCAAGTCTGATGGCCGCGCATTCACAATTAAATCTTTAGCCACCGCCGGAGGATTTGGCGGCTCGAATGTCTCCTGTGCCAGCTTTCCGGACTTGGGGTCTTTATAAATTGCTGTTGCGCTTGATGCGGTATTGGTAGAATCAAGCGTAAATGAATATGATAGAAGGCGGTTGTCACCTTGCCTTATAGTTAATACAGGTTCCCTGGCTTCGTATTCCGCTTCATCAAAAATTATTAGCTGATTGCCTACAACCTTGACCGATGCGCCATGCTCTTTGCATAAATCCCTCAAGAATTTTAGGTCTGATTCTTGGCGTTGGTCTACCCTGTCAAGTGCCGGGTCGTCGGAAAGCTCGTATACAAGCGTGAAGCCGCCATTGCCACATATATCCTGTGCTATTTTGTTGAGGGTGGTATCTTCCCAGCCCTTAGTCCTTATCTCGCGGATTGGCGTGTTAAGTGGAACAGATACAGCCTCAATAGTCACCGTAGTTGGTGGGCCATCCATCTTGATTCCCACGACTTCAAAGCTTCCGCAGGCTAAGGTTTCCATTGTTCCGGGGTGTTCCCAGGATTCAGCTATTATGGTAGCCCGCAAAATAGTGCCGGTTGCGGCGTTTGGTGTAGATGCTGGGGTTATGCGGGCTGGGGCATTCCAGGTTATATCGCTGAAGTTGTCTGCCATTAAATACACCGCTTCCAATGCTAGAGGTTAATCGTTGTTTTTTCTTTTTCATCAAAGCTGAATAATACGGTAAAAGCATAGCCCTCCAGCTTCGTACTTAATTCCAGGGCTATAATGGCTAGCGAGTCGTCTTTCGTATATGTAAATATTAGGAAATGAGTTGTTTCCTTTATGTCAGTCCGCTTTGAACGGCCACCGATGATTGCTCCTAAAGGGCCAAGCAAAAGGCCACCAGCAACTGCGCCGCCGATGCTTGAATTAATATGTGTCTGGATTTCCGTATCGGTTTTTATACTCACATCGGTAATCCTGTCCCTGGTGAGCTTGATATTAGTATTGTTGCCACAGGTAAACTCAACTCGGTCTGTAAAAACAGACACCGTTACCTTCATGCCTTCTGCCAACGGCAGCCCTGTTGCATGTATTAATTCGCCTTTGTGAAGGCCGCCTGTTCCCTTGAATTTCTTACGGTCTCCGCGAGTAACTAGCCAAGCTAAAATACATACGAGAATACTTATTAATCCTATCCAAAAAATTATGGTGCCGATAAACCATCATCCTCCTTTAGTACCTACTTTAGGAAACCAAGGCCCCGCCCAATTTCCATCTACATCCTCAAATGTAATTCTTATTTCATCCGCTTCATCGGTATTATCCGTGTAGCTGAACGATAACGCCATTTTGGAAATCTCCTCGGTTATATCCCGGCCATCGTATTCAATCTGCACGTAGGCCCTACGCGGCGGGCTCATAGTCTTCGCCTCCATGGTGGAAGGTTATCAGCGGGTGATGGTGCAGGCCTATCTGGTATATCAAGCAGTACGCCGGCGCTGAATATAACCGTTTCCATATGTTGGGGGTTTGATTCCATTATCTGGCCACAAAAGCCCTCATCCTGATAGACTCGCTTCGAGATTATATCAAAAGTGTCACCCTGTACGGTGGAGTAGGTCATATAAATGCCCTCCTAGCTTGCCCACGCTGGATTTCAGCTAATGCGCCTGGAAGTATGGAAACAATTTCTGCCTTTATCTGCCTTGCAATATCGCTTCCGGCATCCTGTAGGCTTCTTGCCGTATCTTGGTCAGCAGAACCCTTTACATTTACGGACACATCTATAGGCACATTGATATTGCTTTGTTGCGATGTTAGCATGGGTACATCAGGCAACAGTCCTCTTTGACGGTCGGCATCAGCAAATCTAGCCATGCTTCCGGCTGGTTGAATGGAAACCCCTTCCTGCCGCCTGTCTGGGAAAAGCCCAGCCATACTTTCGGCCAGCCCGGCAGAAATCCCTTCCTGGTCTCTATCAGAGAAGAACCCGGCCATGTTTCCGGCCTTTTCCCAAATAGACTTTGCATGTTTAGTATTCTCTAAAGGGACAACGGCTTCCGGGCCTTTTTCTGCTATCTGCGCTATGTGCGGCTTGTTAAATATCCCACCCAAGGCATGTTGTGGAATGTCTACCGATACGCTGTTGTTCCTGCCCCGGCCAAAGAGGCCGCCCAGCGTATTACCTATGCCCTCCACAAGGTTTGTGAGTGGGCTGAATATTCTCAAGATGCCCTCTATAAATGACCGCGCCATGTTGCGGGCCGTATCGAAGGCTAATCTAAAGACTTTGGGAATTGCATTGATTAAATCCTGGAAGCTGTTAATGCCGCTAAAGATTTCTAGAAATCCGGAAATAAATTCCTTAACGCCTTCGATGATTACACCAAAGACCATCTTGTAGAATTCTATAATGGGCTTGAAGATTATTATTATTCCGCTAATCAAACCCTTGAAAAATTCCTTGACACCTTCGATGAAAGCCCTGGTTTCCTCGGACATTCCTTCGAATAGATTGTTCCAGATACCCTTTATCCATTCAACGAAGCTACGCCAGCGGTCGGATATCCACTCAACTACCTTGCCAACTACTTCCTTTACGGTGTCCCAGTTACGTATCATCCAGATTATACCCGCCACAACTGCGGCTATAGCAAGTGGTATGGCGAATATAGCGATTTTCAATAAGATGGCTTTCGCTGCGGCCACTACTGCTGCCTTTGCGCCTAAAAGAACAACTTTAGTCCGTGCCATCTCTGCGGCGGTGGCTTTAACCGTTGCTGCCGTGTATGCCGTCCTCAACAAAGTACTTACTTGTATGATGGCGTTTCCGGTTGCCATCACCGCCTTTACGCCAGACATCACGGTCTTGAAGTTCAGAAGAATTCCTACGATGATTGCTAAATTCTTCCAACCACCTACGAATTCCTGTACAACCTGTATGCCTTCCCAAACCTTTTTAGCTATTTCGCTTATGCGGATTGCTAGCTCCTGGACTTTCGGGACAGCCATATCAATCCAGGTTACGATTTTCTGACCCCATGCGTCCCAATCTACGTTTTGTAGATTGGCAGAGATATTTTTAAATACCTCGGAAAAGTATGGAATTAGGCGGCTAAAAAGCTGCACCTTTATTCCGTTTATTGTTGCTGTCAATTCCTGTTTATGTTGGTTGTAGGCTCTTGACGCTTCTATGGTGGCAGTATCAATCATTCCGCCTGTTCTAAGAAACTCTTCTCCGGCCTCGCGTATTCCTTCAGAACCTTTTTCAAGTACGTTAGACATTTCTGCCCAGCGGCGGCCAAATAGCTCCATGGCTACCTGGTCACGTTTAAGCGGGTCTTCTAGGCTGTTGAGATAATCAGCTATGCGTTCAATTCGTCCAGCAGTATCTAGCCTTGCAAGCTTCTCCGCATCAAGTCCGGTAGCCAGGCCAAATCGTTGTAAACCTTGGGCGCTTTGGCTAGCCTTTACGATGGATGTATCCATCCGGTTCATAATATAGCTGAATTGGTCTGCTCCCATCCCGGCGCGGGTGAAAGCATATTCCAGTTTTTGATAGTCGTAGGTAGACATCCGCAGCCTTGCAGCACTATTGGTCACTGCATCAGCGGACTGCGCTATATTGTCTGCCATTCTGTAGGCCGCGATTGCAACTCCGGTGATGCCGCCTACTATACCAAGGCCAATTTTACCGACTCTGGCACCGAAATCGCCCCAGGCCCTATTGGCATCTCTAATTGATTTTTTTGTTGCTTGAAGCTGCCTATCAACGGATTTGAAGGACTCGCCAAAGCTGCGAGAGAGAGCCGCGCCAATTTGAAAGCCTACTGAATGCTCACGTCTAACGCCTTGTGCGGCCACTCATATCACCTTCCTATTTGACTATGCTTTCCGGCTTCTATTTCTGCTTGGGCTTGGGACTCCTTAATTGATTCCTGGACATCATTATGCCAATCCAACATATCCATAATCGGCATATCCATCCAATCGTGGATGCTGCTGTAGGTGTTCATTGATAAATTTATGGCTATTCTTCGGAGGGATTTTGTAAGGTCAAAATCGGGGTTTCCGGCTCCTCCAAATTCGCCAAAAAATAGGACACCGACATTGTAAGATGCTGATAGTCTTTGATAGGAAGTTCCCTTAATATCTCTACCTTAATTTTTGTTATATGCGCCGCGACAATCAGGCAGTATTCCGTGTTTGCTGTTCGATATACAAACTCTTCCGGGGTCGGCTTTTCCCTGCGCTTGAATTCCTTATCGGCCCTGTATAGGGTGCTGCCGGTTGCATTTTCAAAATCTAAGTTAATTTCCGATAGGTCAACATCCTCATACTTAAACGGCTTTGATAAAGTTATAACCATATCGTCGCCCCCTAGCTTATTGCTGCCCTAACCTGGGCATAAATGTCTTCCCCGTTGACCTTGTAGACACCGTTTAATGGGTCAAATTCCAGTTGAAGGTTGCCATCCATATAATGCTCTACACGGCGAACAGCTACTTCTATGCTGGCCCCCCATACGCCATTGGATGTCCTTGTACCATAGTTTTTAACTGTGACTGGGCCGGTTATTGAATAGCGTTCTTTGGCAACGCCGCGTTCGTAGGTAGTATTGTCCTCATAGTCCTGTGCTGACCGTAAATCAAAATGATATGGCCTGCTCACTGCGTAGGTTAGTGGCGCGTCAAGCATCGAACGGAAATTCATTACAAGGGACATAGCGCCAAATTGACCGACAGACGGCACAATAATTTCACCCATGATGCCAGCCCCTGTTATGGTCTCGGTTAAAGCAGAAAAGTTTGGCATTGTTACATCTACAAGCCCTAGCAGTCTCTGTCCGCCGTCTACAAAGACATTATATTGAGCTGTTAAAAGTGGGACTCTCATCGTCCACCATCCTTCCTATGAAGCTAAAGATGCCGACAGAGCTTCCAGGTACATTGGGTCGTACTCAAGTTCGAAGATAATTGTTTCGGCGGGAGGCGGCGGGGTGATTAATACGTGGAAGGTTATACGTCCATCTATCAAATCGGTGATAGGGTTACGGCTTGCATCCCACTCTACGCGGCCACCAATTAAATGGCCGGCAGCAGCAAGACCAGCTAACCGATTATTGAGCGTGCTTATGATATTATCAATCATAACGCCGCGAATAGGCAGGCTTATTTTTTGCCAGTATGTAAGGATGATTTCAGCCGCTATCCAGTTGAACATGCGGCGAGACGGCACCCACATATCTTTCGGGTCTGTATTGGCCGGATATGAAGCTGTGCGGTTACCCCATGCCCTCCATCCGCCAATCCAGTTCAAGGCCGTTGCTATACCGTTAAGGTTAAGGTGGTTAGCCTGGTCAACAGACAGCCCTACCTCTTTGTCATTCCAAAGCAGCCTATCCATGAATAGGTTATTGTTAGATGGCGAGAAAGACGGAACATCGCCAACTCTGCTGTCAACCAGGCCCATAAGCCCGGTCATTTGAGTAGACATATTATATATATCCGACCCCATGCCCAACTTGCCCCAACACACCATGGAATTTCTAGATGAATAGCCATTTTGTTCTTTCCAGGCGGCCATTTGGCGATATGAAGGGCCTGCGCTTTCGGGGATGTCTATGACGCAGAAGGTTGTGAAGAGGCTATTAAGCCTTTCCGTCTTTGCTTGAAGCAGGATGGGGACTCTTATATCGTCCATCCATCCCGGTGCTGCTATAATATCCGGTAGTAGGCGTAGTTTAGGAAAGATATCGTCAATCACTTCCAAACCGCTGCGTTCTCCAGTGGCAGGGTCAACACCGCCTATTATGCTATTGGATGTCGCGCTAGCCGGCATTACTATGTCATACGTTATAAATATGCTGGATACCGCTATGATGAGGCCACCCGGCAAAGCGGTTATGGTAAGGCCATTCTCTGACAAGGCTAGTGTATAGTCCTCTTCAAGAACGCACTCTGTTCCATTCTCCTCTGTAAATACAACGACAGATTCCGGAATAGCGAGCATATTTTGAAGTTCAGCGCGGGCATTACGTAAAGACAGATATTTGGCCTCGCCTGCTTCTGTATTGGATGGGTCAAAGACGTTGATGAAGACCGCAGGGCCTACACGGAAAAGCGCAAATTGACTTTTTATGGCCTCGCAAAGGGTCCAGGTACTCCAATCATCCGAATAGCCCAGTTGCTGCACGGCTTCCTGATATGAATATGCCACGATTGGTGTATTTACTGCCGCAGCGGGATTCTGAGCCCTATGCACCGGGGCCGTGCCTATAAAGGCCTTAGCCCTGCGGGTACGCACCGGAGCCCTTACGCCAGTGGGTATTTCTCTTGTAAAAACGCCATGAAATTCCAGGGCCATTAATTTTCCCTCCTCAATGTATGGACATCGTCGTATTTATCCATGGTCGGGTTGGTTTCCCACCAGTCCATACCACGTTCCTCTTGTATCACTGGTACGCTAAATACCGCTGAGATTAGGCCGAACCACATTGGGGCTGGCTGCTCTTCCGGCAATTCCCAGGTTATAGGCCGCTGTAGCGCATAACGGCCATCTATGATGGAATTGAGTTCCAGGTCGGATATAATGCGCCATATGATTTCAGCAGGGATTAACCATCCCTGCCTATCACGGACGCCGCCATCTATTGTTATGCCATCATCGTAGCCGCCAATCATAAAAGTAATGCTGCAGTTTCCCTCGCGGGCTTCATTTACTGTGCCTCCACCCATCATAATAAGTACAAAAGGGTAGTCGGCGGGGTCTATTTCGTTGTCGTACATTTTTTCTGGCAGGTGTTGCAGGTGTACCTTGATTTCCCGCAGAGCATGGCCGCCGTTTGATTGCTGGAATTTGTAGTTCTTAGTTATCTGTTCCGTGCGTTCTTTGAGGGCATTCATCAGATTAATTGGAGTCATCGCTGCATCATTCTCCTAATCTCATGGTCGATGCGGCGGTCAAGTACATCATCCAATGTATCTTGAATAACCTGAACGGCCTCGTCATTTCCGACCATGCTTGCAATTGATGGGCCGGTCTCTTCCGCGATGGGGAGCCTGTTAGCAGTCGTTCGACGGGCTACAATCTGTTTCATCCAAAAAATCGGGTTTGACGTAGTGCCGCCGCCGTCCTTACGCATTTGAATGAAAAGATGCGGCCTTGCTGCCCTTGGAATCCCCTTTTGAGAAATCCCACCGATAGGTTTCACGATAAATTTTCTTAGTGGGATGCGCGAACCCCGGAATACCATCGCGCCCGAGGGGTTATCTTGATTCTTACTTGCGCTATAAATCCTTACGGTCTTATCAATGTCGCCCCGCTTTATGGTATATTGTTTTGTCGCCTGCCTAAGAGCTACCGTTTTTCCCTGATTTAGGGTGCGGTTAATGGCCTGGGCAATGACTGCCCTAAGTTCTTCAGGGCTTAGGACGCTTCGGGCTGCCCTCTCCCATTCGCCAAGGTTAGGCTCCAGCGTTATTCTAATTGGGTTATCATTCATTAGGTTTTATTAGCCTCAATAGTAATAACATACATACCCATTTCTTCACTACAATCGCGAACAAAGTATGATTTGCCGTCCAAATTAATCCGCGCCCCTACAGCAAAACGCGCCGGAAACAAGGACTCATTTACAAAAACCCGCTTTAGGCCAAGGTATGTTCCCCGAGCCGCCGCATTGCTACGTTCTTCCAGAATATCACTGTCAATGACAGCCTTGACCTCTATGCCGTTAATGACATGGTCGTCAGCAAATTCGCTTAGGTTCAAGAAGACATTGTCAATATCAACGGCTATCTGGTCCTTAAACGTCATTAATTCCCCTCAGGCTTTTCAGCCTTGGGTTCTTCGGCCTTGGGCTTTTCATCCTTAGCTTTTTTATCCTTGGCCTTTGTAGGTTTTGGCTCTTCGCCCTTTGGCTGTTCGGCTTTGCCATATTTCGTGATAGCGCCGTGCTTAATGAGCGCTTGAGCCTTTTCATAACTTAGAGGTACTTCGTCCCCTTTTTCATAAAGCTTTCTGTTATGCTCTATTATGTGATTAGCTATATACGCCATTTCTGTACCCCCTAAATGTCGTCTTCGCTGCGAACTTTTATTGTCCACCAGCTATCATAAAATTGCGGGGCAGCCATAGCACGTGATGTAACCATGGTTGTATGAGTCTTTGCCCTACGGTCTATAAACATTTCTGGAATATAGCGGCCTTCAATCCATACAGGATTTTCAGTGACTTCATCCACGATGGTTTCCGCACCATACAGGATTCGGTTTTGCCGCGCCTCATTGGACAGCATTAATAGCCTATAATCGTCCAGGTATTGAGTCTTTTCGTTGGCTTCGTTTTTATAGGTACCAGAGTAGGTATATGCATCAAGATGCCCAAGACCAGGCCAGATGAAAGTTGCAAAATATTGGGCAGTCTCAAACATGTCTGTTATTTGGGCTGGAGCGATTCGGCCCATTTCCATACGTTGGTTGTCTAACATTCTCTTATAGTCTTCATCATCCAAGAAAAGCTGGGCAGTTTTCAAGTCCATCAGTAGCATATTAGGATTATAATTGCGTTCCCTCAAAATCTGAGACCAATATGTTAGGCTCTCAAAAGGCCGTACACCCGGTTCGCCCCATTGGCTACTTCCGGATAAGGTCATTTGTAAGGGAAGGTTATAATCAACATAGGTATCTACCCCTTTGCCAATTATATTAACCCTGCCCCCAACCAACATCTGTGCGCACTGCTGCTCGATACGGCGGTCGACTGCGTCCATACAAAAGACTAAATCACGCTCTAATGTTGCCCTGGCACGGTCGGCGGGGGTAGTTTGGCTGTAGATAGTTTCCCCGGCTGACCTATGGATAAGGGACGCAAGGTCAAGAACACGCTTTTCTTGGAAGCGCGGGGTCTCAATCTCCCTGGTAATAAATGGCTCGCGTTCTGTGGCCTCTACCTCAAGGCGGTTGTTGACATACCTGGCCATACTTGCGCCTTCGCGTACTTCATCCCATTCTGCTTTTTGAGTTGAGAAATATATATCCCCGCCTAAAAAAAATGTACTGCGAAACATGGACGGCTTTGGTTCTTGATAAACCACGGCATCCAACATTGTCCGCGTTTCATAGCGGTTAATTAAATTATCAAATGGCATATTAAGTCACCTCTCCCCACTGTACGAATGGCGCTTGATGCATTGGGGCTATATCCAGCTGCCTTTCTGAGCGTGTGCGTTTAAGCACCGCTGGTAAGTCAGCATCATCAATGGCGCCAAAATACATGACATTTTGATTGAATTGACCTGTTAGAGAGGCGGCGGCTTTTGTGTCCTCGGTGGTCTCTCCAACTTCGTCCAATAGGACGGCATCTAAGACCTCTGTATCTACTAAGGGCATAGATGCGTTTATCCCATCATCTGCCAGCACCAAAGCCTGGCCCCTAAGAAATGTATCGCCGGCTGGTAGAATCACTTCAATACGATTTTGATAAATCAGGTTGTCACCGGTTAGGTTATCTACAGAGGACTGCCCTACCGTGTTCAATAGATTTCTAGCCATTTTTCAGCGTCCCCCTTCTCTGGGCAATGCTATTAAATGCGTTGATGCTCTTATGCTCTTGACTGTCTACACGTACCGGGTTGCCAATCCGGCTTAAGATGGCTGCATCCTTCTTGGCGTTGGCCAGGTATGGAGTGCTTGTTTGATTTCCCGCTTCAAGAGCTTGGAATATCCAATTGTTGACGCATTCAATGCTTGAGCCGTTCCGTTTGAATTGCTCTATTGCGTCTGCAAATTGCGGGAAGGCTTTAGCCCTCGCGTCCAAGGTCATTAGGCGGTTGCGTTCGTTCGCCGCGCCCTGCCTTCTGGCCGTAACGACCTCTTCATTTTCCGCAGGCTCGACCTCAGCATATTCGCCTTCGATTTCTATATAGCCCTCATCGACATTAGATGTATCAATATCCAGTTCCGCTTCGCAATTGGGGCAGGTGACAATGGCTTCCTCAATGTAGCCATCCACGTCAATATCGAATTCGTTCTCGCATTCCGTACAGGTGATATGCACCGGGTAGACTTCCATCCGCGCACGTCTTGCCCTTGCTGCGCTTTGTTGTTTACGTTTAGACTTTGGCCTTGCCCTATTGACCTTGGCTTTAGCCTGCGGGATTGGATAGGTTTCTGGATATGCCCCGCCAGATTCCTCTAAAGGAGTTGCCTCGCCCCCGGGCGCGGTGTCATAATCAAATTCCTTCTTGCATTCCGGATTTGGGCATGGGATTTTATATTTTTCGTTGCGGAATTTCCGGCTTGCGCGGGCTTCATAATCCGGATTGCTATTATCTGGCACTGCTACCGTAGCGTACTCGTATGCATCCATGGTAACTACATTGGTTTCAGTATTGAGGGTGCATTGAGTTTGGCAATAAGGACATGTGCATGTCAGCAGTTCAGCACGCGGCCTGCTTTTTCTAGGCATTGTATTACCTCCATTCATACTTTGCGGCGGCTTTCGTATGTTAAGGGGTATGGTTTTACCCCGGCATCTAAATGAATCCGGCTGAATCATTGCCACCATTTTTTGCTTCGCTGGAATGATGCTGTCACAAAATCCCATCTCTAATGCCTCTTGTGGGGTCAGATATGTCCCTTGACCATCAGAGCCATCCAGCAGGGCTATTATTCCATCATCCGGCAGGCCGGTTTTGGCAGCATAAGCCTTAAGGCAAATGTCCCTGACCTTGTCTAAGTCCTCTGACATTTTCGCCATATCGTGTTTGTTAAAGCCCCCGAATAGTATTACAAGCGGGTTATGAATCATCAAGAGACTGCCTTCGGTCATTGCAAAATGGTCCCCCGCCATAGCAATGACGCTGGCTATGCTGGCAACAATCCCTTCTCCAACAACCTCTATATGCGCAGGGTGGGCTAACAACGTTTGATAAATTGCCGAACCCTCAAATACATCGCCGCCATTAGAATTTATATGTACTACTATCCTGTCGGTCCCAGCAGGCAGGGCATTTAACGCCCTAATCACATCATTTGACGTGACATCGTTTTCGCTCCAACATTCATCGGTTATAATACCATAAATCCAAATATCGGCCGTGTTATCGCCATTAACACGAGTTTCCAGAAGCCTATAGCTACCATTCGCTTTGCTTTTAGTCTGTTGCTTCCGCTTCTGCGGCATCGCTGTTGCCACCTTCCATAGCAGCTTGAGCCGGGGCTGCCCTTGTCACCCGCAATGGGGTCCTATCCCAAGGCTTTTCATCCCAAACCGTCTGCTCTTCGTACAATGCCTCCGCCGTCTGATAATAATCATTGCCGTACTTTGCGGCCACTTCGCTGTATGACATTGCACCAAGGCCGATAGCCCTTTCATATGATTGGGCTTCCTTCATTGGGTCAATCTGCAAATCACCAGGGCCACTCCACTTTGCGAGGCAGTAAGCCCTCCGCTTTAATGGATTTGTGAAGAAGTCCGGGGCCTTTATGTAGCCCTTGGCCACAATATTAGCCATAAATTCCTCATAAACAGGCTGGCAAAAGTCATAGGTAAGCCTATCGCGCTGCTCTTTGAATCCGGCAGTCGCCATATTGATAGCGGCGCGGCTTGCGCTAAAAGATGAGCTGAACATCATGACAACCATCTCGAAGGGCAGGCCCAATGCGCTGCCTATAAATCTCAGTTGAGCCTCTGTAAATGCGCTAAAACCGGATGCTGGCCGGGTTACCCCTACCGGAACTATGTCGTCGCCAGGAGCCATAAACCCAATCGTACCAGAGCCCATTTCAAGCATTCCGTGCCTTTGATAAAATTGTTCCCTTGCATTTTGGGCATCATTATTGTCGCTGAGACCAACCTGGTCTGACATCATGGCAGCCCACTCGCCTATGGCAGCCTCTGGCACTTGCGTCTTAATCACGGCTGTGAATAGCGACTGAACAAGTGCGGCTTGCAACTCGGCTTTTATGTACCTGTCGAGAACTTTGACGGCTTCGACTACCGGGGCCAGCATCGGCACCCCGCGCCTTTGCCCCGGCCTTAGGCTTCTCATTATGTGAAGTATATTTTGGCGGCCTGTTTTATCGCCTATAGCCGGCACCCGCACCCATTCAGTTTTCGCTACGTTAAACTTGCGATGTGATAATGGATGCCTAGTTGCTATATGGAAGGCTATGATTTCGCCGTATTCCCCGACTTCAACGCCGCCAAATATATTAGCATCCGGGTTATACTTCGAAGCTATACTTGGATTGGATACGCAATCGGCCTCAATCAGCTGTATCCTTAAATCCAACAGGCTCTTTGAGCCTGGGAAGTTTACATAGGGCAATGCGGCAAAAATGTCCCCGCTTTCAAGCACAGAGCGATGTACCAGCGCTTGCAGCTCGTAGAAATTGTCACGCCGCCTTACATCACATTCCGTGGATTCTGCGAACTCTTCCCAATGGCGAAGAATATCTTTCTTCAACTTTGCGGCCTCGTCCAGGGATAGGCCAAGCGACTCTTTGTCGGGCGTGGGTTCGGGTATCAGGCCACGGCCCACCACATTAGTGACGATGGTATTAATCATCCCGGCAACAACCGGGGCATTGAGGCTCAAGTCCCGGCAGCGCTGCCGCACTACGTCAAGGTGGGCTGTTATATCGTCGTCAGCACTGCCGCCCCACCAATTCCAGCCTTGCAGGCTATTATTATCAAGGCTTGCAGCACCGTTTCCAAGGCCACCGTTGTAAAATTGCGGGTGGGTGCTTCTGGTAATCGGCCTGCCATCCATGTCTACAATTTTCGCAGCACTCATAATACATCACCCGCTATCGGTCTCTAACTACAATCCTTCTAAACTTCGGTGTGATGGTGCCTTCCAATTTTTCAATCTCACCGACTATAAACCCAAGGTCTGCCCTTGTTAACGCACGTGAGCCAATCCTGTAGCTTTGCGCACCTGTGACTATAGCAAGCCTTGCCTGTTTAAGCGCTTCCAAATATTCCCTGTCTGATTCTGACAATACCCTTGGCATAAAATCACACCGCCTTTGTTGCTGTATTATAGCAGTATCATCCTGCATGTACAATGATTAAACGGCAGTATATGAGTTTTTTACCATTTGTTTATTGAGGTTGACCCCACGGTTTAGCGGTGGCCTGTTCGTAGGTTTGGAAGGGCTTGGAGGAGTGTTTGCAAATGCTGGCTTTATCGCTTCCGTCGCTATTTCAAACATATCCGGCAAATCAACAGACCAGGGCATACGTGCGGCTATCCGTTCGATAGGGAATTTGCTGATTTCCAAGGCCGCTAAATTGTAGACGGCTAGGTCAAAAGGCTCATTAGAACGCCCCGGTATTAGCTGCCATTCAAAGCGGCGATTGCCTTTCTTTGTTTTTGTTAGTACCTTCTGCTCTGATGTGAGGCCAGCAAAGTACCGTTCATCATATCCGCGCACACTTTCATATACACCTGTGACGTCCCTGGCCGAACCTTGGGGGAAATGGCAGTAGCCTGGGCCGGGGGTTTTTATGTTAAGACGTGCCATGACATCATCTTTGCCTGCGTCTACTGCCAGGTTGAATTCATATGTCCCAGCTAGCTTTGATTGAACGCGGTTGTAAAGAAGCGCCTTTCCAGCACCGGGAACGCCGCGCACGGCCCATACATTCCAGCTACGCCTTGCACGGCAATACATCCTAACCATTTCTGTTGCATGGCCGCCCATGTCTATGCAGGTGCAAACCACCGGCACGGCGACACCATTAGCGTATTTGTACGACTTGCGGATAACCTCGTCCAACTGCCCCCATACAGGGGAGCCTTGTATGCGCGGGTCGCCCCATAATTCATGATAGCCTAGCCGCCAACTTTCTTTTTGCTGGCCCCAGCCTATGACATCAACAGCCAGGCGGTTGTCCTGGGTATCTACGGCTACGGTTATACAGCAAACGCCATCCGGCACTTCGGCATAATATTCCTCACGCCTTTCCATCAGCCCGGTTTCGTCAGACCTTTCGCCACGAATTTCCCAAGTCTCTCCGAGGGTTGTGTTGATGAAGGTTTGCAGCTTGCCTAGTTGGCCTGCTGCTGCCTCCCGGTTGGCTGTACGCCATTCTTCGATAATAAATTCCCAGGTAATAAATGGGCTGTAAAGGGCAGATACATGAAAGCCCCTGGTAGTATGGTCTGGATTGGCTGCTACCCACTTTCCAACCTCGCCCCAGCCCCTAGTCCATTCCCTTTTTGTATGGCCTGCTTCGCACCCGCAGCACGAATGGGTTGCAGCTTCTAAGTCTATCCTTGACCATTCCAACGGCTGCATTAGCCCGCAAGATGGACAGGGCAGGTGATATTTTTCCATAGTGGAATTTTCGTATTCCGCTTCAATCAGCGATGTCCCTTTGAACTTCGGAGTTGAAAGGATGATGATTTTTCGGCCACGCCCAGCAAAGGTCTGTGTGCGGTTTTCCACCAGCTTAATATAATCGCCCTCTGTCATTTCGACATCTCCGTCCGCTTCATCAATCATGGCGATTTTTGCGGTATCTACCCTCATCGTGTTTGGGCTATTCGCGCCAATTAACGTCAACGAGCCGCCGGGGAACAGTTTAAGCAACAGCGTATTATTGCTATCAATCCGGTGGGATTCTGTGACTATGCTACGAATCGGCTTGCAGTCACGGATAAATGGCGTGAGGTTTTTTTTGCTGAATTTTTTGGCGTTGTCCCCTGTTGGGTAGACAATGAAAATCGGGCAAGGCTCATGATGTATATAATAGCCGATGGGGTTTAATATCGCGCTGTAAGTGATTCCTACCCTAGCGGCCTTCATTATGACAATTCGTTCGGTGGTCTTGTCGCTGATTGCGTCCATTATGCCTTTTTGATAGGGTGCAAAGCTGGTCTGCCATGGGCCTGGCTGTGATGTTACGTCTGGGCCAAGCCAGACGTTCTGGTCTGCCCATTCTGAAATTGTGATATCAGGCGGCGGGGCTAATTGTGGAATCAACTCTTCTTTGAAGAGCTGAAGTAGATTTTCGTACCGCCTTCTACGTGATGGTGGCGTCAACCTCTCTCTTTTCCTCAATCATATCACCATCCTCTTCATATTCAGAACTAAACTGACTAAGGGACGCTGCTGCATCGTAATCCATAAGCAGAGTTCCTAATTGCCGCATTTCTAAGTTAAGCAATTCAAAAGCCGCTTCCTTATCTGGGAGGGCTACAAATTTATCAGCAGAAACATAGGGCATGTTGTATAGCTGCATCTTAAAGGTATTCATAATATTGCCCCATGCACGTACTATAAGGTCGGTCGGGTGGGCCTTCCCTTCTTGTAATTCTATTTGTACTTGAAGTCGGCGCACCTTAAGGTCTGCCTCCTGTAATTTGGCTTCCTTCAATGCTTCATCGGCTGGAGATGGTTCAACTTGCCTGGCTGTTCTAACACTGGCCTTTTCGCGGTAATGCACTATCAATGCGCGTATAGTTCTTAGGAAGTGATACATTCTTGCGCCTTGATATGGCACTTTCTCGCTTTTTATAACGCCCTCTTGGGTAAGTACCTTTATCTGCCCAGTTCCGACACCAATAAACTGCGCTATTTCCTCTGCCCTTACGTATCCTCCCGAGGATTCTACGGTTGCACTATCTGCATTAATTGGGGCCTCATCTTCCACATCACTATCCCCAGCGTAATACCCTATTTGGCTACTGGCTTCCTCTTGGTTGTCTCCATCAAGCAACCACATTTGTCCGTGGGCAACTCCTGGCTTGATTTGTATTACCTCCCTTTGATTCCACATATTGTAAATATGTTTTTCCATTGCAAATTGCTTCACGACCTGTGAACAGCTGCCACCGCTTTATAATAATATCCGCGTACTTCGGAAGCAACTCAATCCCATAGCAGATACGACCAGCGGTTTCGGCGGCTATTATTGTTGTTCCGCTACCTAAAAATGGGTCGTAGACCGCTTCATTCTTCGAAGTATGGTAAAAGATTGGGCGACGCATTACCTCAACGGGCTTTTGAGTAGCATGGCCTTGAAGCATATCATTTTCATCTTTTCCACCCTTTTGGTTTGGTGACTGTACCTCCCAAAGGGTACTAGCATTAGCCGGCCCCTGCCAATCCGCAGTCTGTCCGCGCCTCACAGCGTAATAGCATGGCTCATGCTGCCAGTTATATGCCCCACGGTTAATTACGATACCAGGCTTTGCCCAGATAATCTGCGCTTTAACGTCAAAGCCCGAGGCATTTATCATATCATAAATTGTACCACTTTGCAGACCGCCGTGCCACACATACGCAATATTTCCCCTAAAATAGGCAAATGCACCGCGCCAATCAGCATGATGGTCATTTTTCATCATATCCCGAGGCGCATTCCTGCCTAATACTTCATTCCTCCACTCTGCATCATAGTTCACACCATACGGAGGGTCTGTCACCATCAGATTTATGCTAACACCAGCCAAAAGGGGGTTGACCACGGTTGGGTCGGTACAATCGCCGCAGGCCAGGCGATGGTTTCCAAGCTCCCATATCTGTCCATACTTAGATACAATAATTTCTTGGCCGCCTGATGATGTCTCGATGTTGTTTGGAATATCATCTTCCCGGATTTCCGGCTGGAATTGGTTTTGTTCGTCCTTGGCAAGGAGCTTCTGTAGGTCCTTCGCATCAAATCCGATATTCGAGAGGTCGAAAATCGCCTGTAGGTCGCCAAGTTCCCGCGCCAGCGCATTATAATCCCAATCGCTATCCAGTCCTAGCTGGTTATCCGCGATACGATAAGCGCGGACTTGCGCATCGGTCAGGTTAGCTAAACGAATGCACGGCACTATATCAATGCCAAGCTGCATGGCGGCTAATAAGCGGCCATGTCCGGCAACAACATCTCCGGCATCGGTTATTAGGATGGGTTGAGTCCATCCGTATTCGCGAATGCTGGCCGCAAGCTTTGCGACATTTTTTTTGCTATGCGTCCGAGCGTTTGCAACGGATGGCGCAAGTGAAGCAACAGGCCTAAATTCAATTGTCTCCGGCATTGAGATGTTCCGCATCTGGATGCTCCTTTATTTCTTCCGGAGTGGGCGTTTCCCCTTTGGAGCAAGGGGGTTGATACATTGGCGCTGGTGGAAAATAGCGGACTGGTAAAATTTGGCATCTAGGAGAGTTTCGGGGCATTTCGCACC